GGCATCCTCAAGGCAAGAGAAACCATGCTGACAGAAGAGATTGGTTCTGTTTGCGGGTTTGTAATGAAGATGGGCGCTGACGCTTACGGAGACAAGAAGCGTTTCCCAAGCGGCCCGTGGTGTGAGGAAGGTGATTGGGTGCTGATGCGCTCATATAGCGGAACGCGATTCAAGGTTCATGGTAAGGAGTTTCGCCTTATCAATGACGACAGCGTTGAAGCAGTAGTTGAAGACCCAAGGGGGATTGTGAAGGTATGAGCGAAGAGCAGATGGAAGAGCAAACCATGTCCACTGAGGACAAGTTTTTTGGTGTCAAGACAACAATCGGTGGCGAGCAGTCCGATGTTGATGTCGAAGTCGTAGATGACCGGCCCCCAGAGGATCGCCGTCCTCCTGCCAAAGAGGCCAAGGAGGAAGAGGGTGGCGACGAAGAACTGGAGGGTTACTCGGACAAGGTCAAAAAGCGCATTAATAAACTACGCTATCAACAACATGAAGAGCGCAGGCAACGCGAAGCCGCTGAAAAGATGCGTGAAGAAGCTGTCAGAGTGGCACAGAAGTATGCGGATGAAAACAAGAAGTATCATGCAATCATCCAAGAGGGCGAGCAGTATCTGGTTCATCAGATTCGAGAGCGAGCTAATCTGGCGCTGGAGCAAGCTAAAAGTCATTATCGCCAAGCATACGAAGAGGGAAATACCGATAAGGTTGTCGAAGCACAAGAGGCTATGATCAAGGCCCAGTCTGAGTTCCAGTCTGCTGATTACCAGATGAACCAGATGAATGCTGACCAGCAAAGACGCGCTCAACAACCGCAACAGCAGTATCAGCGTTATCCAGAACCACAGCCACAGCCACAGGTCCAAGCGCCACCCCAGCCAACAGAAAAAGCGGCTAAGTGGGCGCAGGACAACCCGTGGTTTGGTCAGGAAAAAGACATGACTGCTCTGGCGTATGGCGTCCATGAGCGGCTTGTCAGGGATGAGGGGTATGATCCCAATTCCGACGAATACTTTGAGACTATAGATCGCACAATGCGTTCTAAGTTTCCAGAATACTTTGGCGACGAGGAAGTTTCTACGGAAGAACCCGTCACTAAAAGTCCCCCCGTGGTCACAGCGCCTTCCTCACGGAATAACGGCGCAAAGCCACGCAAGGTGAAGCTGACTCGCACTCAGCTAAGTCTAGCCAAGAGGCTAGGGCTAACACCAGAACAATATGCCAACCAGCTTGTTAAGGAGGCTCAGTAATGGCAGAACAGCGCACTAACAGGGACGCAGAGTCCAGAGAAGTTGAAACAAGACCTAGCGATTCGTGGCTTCCGGCCTCCGTATTGCCTACCCCTGCTCCGCAAGACGGATGGGTGTTTAGGTACATACGCACCAGTACATTGGGCCACGCGGATAACACGAATGTCTCCCAAGCGTTTCGGGAGGGTTGGGTTCCTGTAAAAGCAGAAGATCATCCAGAGCTAGAGGTAATGTCCGACATCGACTCCCGATTCAAAGGGAACATCGAAATCGGAGGACTTCTCCTGTGCAAACAGCCAGAGGCTAACGCAGAGGCGAGGGAAGCTCATTATCAGCAGGTTGCCGATAGCCAGATGGAGTCTGTGGACAACAACTTCTTAAAGCAAAACGATCCCCGAATGCCCGTTCTCAATCCTGAGCGGTCAACTCGGACTACCTTTGGTCGAAGTTGACTCCGGTTTACCGGAGAGCTTTGGCCTTAACTCTAAGTTTGGAGACTTAAAATGGCTACAGCGGCTACTCCGATGGGTGCAGAACCCGTAGGCACTCTTAGTGCTTCTGGTTCTTTCACCGGAAAAGTGCGCCATATCAAGATTGCCAGTGGTTATGCCACAGACATCTTTTATGGCGATTTCGTCAAGCTGGTTGCTACTGGTACTCTGGAAAAGGCGGCAGTTACTACTGCTGTCGTGGCAGGAACTGTCGGCATCTTTGTCGGCGTTTCTTACACTGATCCGGGTACTGGTCAGCTAACCTTCAACCAGTATTTCCCTGCTTCAACAGCGGCAAGTGACATCATGGCTTATGTCGTGGATGATCCCAAGCTGTTGTTCCAGATGCAGGCAGATGAGGCAATTGCCCAGACAGGTTTGGGTAACAACGTCTCGGCTGTTAGCACTGCTGGTTCAACCGCTATCGGAAGGAGCAAGAATGCTCTCGACGGTGGCTCTATCGCAACCACCAACTCGCTTCCGCTTCGTATTGTGGACTTCGTGGATGGGCCTAAGAGTACGGTAGGTGATGCTTTCACCGACTGTATTGTGACGTACCTCCCACTTAGCCATGCCTACGAAACCAAGCTCGGCGTTTAAGGAGAACTAGGTAATGGCTATTTCACGCGCACAAATGTTGAAAGAATTACTGCCCGGTTTGAACGCCTTATTTGGGTTGGAATACGAGCGGTACGACGACGAACACACGATGATTTACGAGACTGAATCATCTGAGCGTTCGTTTGAGGAAGAGGTAAAGCTGTCCGGCTTTGGTGCCGCACCAGTTAAAGCTGAAGGCGCGGCCATCAGCTATGACTCGGCGCAAGAGTCGTTCACTGCTAGGTATAATCACGAAACGATTGCTCTCGGCTTCTCTATCACAGAAGAAGCAATGGAGGACAATCTATATGACTCATTGTCTGCAAGATACACAAAAGCTCTTGCAAGGGCAATGGCGCATACCAAGCAAGTGAAGTCAGCGAATCCGTTGAATAACGGTTTCAACACCTTCCAATCTGGTGACGGCGTTACGCTGTTCAGCACAGCTCACCCCTTGGTAAACGGTGGAACTAATTCCAACCGTCCTACCACTGCGGCTGATCTGAATGAAACCTCACTGGAAGATGCTGTGATTAACATTGCGGCATTTACCGATGAGCGTGGATTACTGATCGCGGCACGGCCTCGTCGTTTGATTGTTCCCCCCGCACTTCAGTTTGTGGCAACTCGCTTGCTTGAGACTGAGGGTCGAGTCGGAACGTCTGACAACGACATCAACGCCCTTCGCAACAACGGGTCAATCCCAGAAGGCTACTCTGTCAATCACTTCCTGACTGACGTTAATGCCTTCTTCTTGATTACCGATGTACCGAACGGCATGAAGCACTTCGACAGAACAGCGTTGGAGACTTCAATGGATGGCGACTTTGATACGGGCAACGTCCGTTACAAAGCCCGCGAAAGATACAGCTTTGGCGTATCTGATCCACTCGGAATTTACGGCTCGCCCGGAACTTCCTAACATGTCGGGGGGCTTTGCCCCCCTTTTTCCCTGACTAACTGTTTCACATGGAACATTAGACTCTAGCCACGACAGGAGAATCAAATGGCTAATTCCACATTCAGCGGTCCCGTCCGTTCTGAAAACGGGTTTAAAGATATCACCAAAAACTCTACCACTGGCGCTATTACCGGCACCATGACGCTGTCCAATTACGAGACTACGATTACCGTAGCCAACGGGGCAACGACAGGTAAAGAAGCCGCCATTGGCATCCCTTCAAACTTTATCCCTATGGGCGTGTTGGTCGCTGTTACCACTGCCGCCTCAAACTCCGTCAACCTTAACGATATTGGCACGGACGCAGACACTGACGGCTTTGTCGATGGTATTTCTGCCGCTGTCAACTCTACAGGCTTCAAGGGATTTTTCCCCTGTAATGGCGTTCTTGGGATGTCCGGTGGCACAACGACTGCGTCTACAGAAACAGCAGACGAAGTAGAGCTTGTGCTTTCTGGCGATCCGGGTGGTGACACGGTTATTGTCCTCAAGTTTTTTGGCATCTCTACCACTTCAGACGCATCATAAACTGACGGGGGCATAGCCCCCTTATCTGGAGGACAAGATGGCTGATGTAGTCACAACCAAGATTATTGAGGATGGCCCTCGCACAGCAGTTATGCACTTCACCAATGTCAGCGATGGCTCCGGTGAGTCGGCTGTAGCCAAGGTGGATGTTTCGGCGTTAAGTGCAGACCCTGCAAGCAAGGGTGCCTGTACCAGCGTCAATATAGAATGCATCTGGTACACGACCAAGGGCATGGGTGTGCAGATTTTTTGCGATGCAACCACCAATGTTCTGGCGTGGGAGCTAATCGCTGACTATGGCGACACGCTCGACTTTTCTGAGTTTGTGGGTCTGCCCAACACTGCCGCCGCTTCTGGCAAGACGGGCGATCTTCTTTTCACCACCACAAACGCGAGTAGTGGCGACACTTACTCTGTCGTTTTGAAACTGAAGAAGAACTACGGCTGATGAGAGAGTATTACAAGAAAGGCGGAAAAACCAAAAAGAAGAAGTCCAAGTCTCGCGTCAATGAGGCGGGAAACTACACCAAGCCCGGACTGCGTAAGCGGATATTCAATCGAATAAAGGCTGGCGGCAAGGGCGGTAAGCCGGGGCAGTGGTCTGCTAGAAAAGCGCAAATGACTGCCGCCGCATACAAGAAAGCTGGGGGAGGATACAGAGACTGATGGCCCTCAAGAAGTCGCAAAAGTCCCTCAAGAACTGGACTAAGCAGAAGTGGCGCACCAAGTCTGGCAAGCCCAGCACCCAAGGCAAAAAAGCCACGGGTGAGCGTTACCTCCCTGAGAAAGCCATCAAGTCTCTTTCCGACAAAGAGTATGCCGCGACCACGCGGAAAAAACGCGCAGATACCAAGAAGGGCAAGCAACATTCAAAGCAACCCAAAAAGGTTGCTAAGAAGACTGCGAGGCATCGAAAGTAATGCGCCTGTATTACAAGAAGGGTGGCAAGGTCAACAAGAAGTCCATGTCGTGCAACAAGCCAAAGCGAACGCCTAGCCATCCCAAGAAAAAGTTTATGGTCAAGGCTTGCGAGGATGGCAAAGAAAAAATCATTCGTTATGGCGACAAGAACATGAAGATCAAGAAGAGCCAGCCGGGACGACGAAAGTCTTTCCGTGCGAGACACAAGTGCGACTCCAAGCCGCCAAGCAAGATGTCTGCTCGTTATTGGTCTTGTAAGAACTGGTGATGATATGCCTATAAGCAGAGCGCAGATGGGCAAGCAGGTCAAGAACGCGCCCAAGTCGAAAAAGATCAAGAAGGCTAAGTGCAGGAACGGCTTGGCTCGTAGAGGCAGGACGAGAGGAAGGAAGGTCTGATGGCGACTAGCGGGACGACAGCTTTTACTCTTGACTTGTCAGATATATTTGAGGAGGCGTTTGAGCGAGCAGGCTCTGAGCTACGAAGCGGCTATGACTACCGGACGGCACGGCGCAGTCTGGATTTGTTAATGCTGGAGTGGCAGAACCGTGGTCTTAACTTGTGGACAGTAAGAGATGCCACGCAGACTCTAACCGCAGGCACCTCGTCATATACGCTGACCGCCGAAAAGCAGGACATCATAGAGGGTCTGTTGCGAACTGACGCAGGGGACACCTCCAAGCAGTCTGACCTAACCATGCAGAGAATATCGGTGAGCCAGTATGCCCACCAGACCAACAAGCTGACGCAGGGCAGACCACTACAGTATTACGTTGAGCGCAAGCCAACAGGGTTGACGTTGCACTTCTGGCCCGTGCCAGACGCAACAACGACCTACACGTTTGCGTACTACTACTTAGACAGAATAGAGGACACCGGAAAGCCAGCGTCCAATAACATGGATGTGCCAGCGCGGTATCTGCCGTGCATGGTGGCTGGTCTAGCCTATTACATAGCGAGCAAGAAACCTGAGTCGATACCACTGGCACCCGCGCTCAGAGAAGTGTACGAGGAGCAGTGGAATCTGGCGGCAGACGCATCCAGAGAAAAGGCATCGCTTTACATGGCCCCCGGTGGATATAACAACTTATGAGCAGTTACGCGAAAGGATCGAAAGCCTTTGGCTTTTGTGACCGGACAGGGTTCCGATACCC